CGCGCACGCATGAGCCCCGGCCACTTCACCAACATGGCGACGCTGATTTGCGCCCCTGTGGGCGTCGTGTGCCGGTATGAATGGGCGGGCGATTGCTTCCGGTGGAACTTCTATCAAGCCGGCCGTCGGGTGAAAAGCATTAAAAAGGCGTCAGCCCTCATTGATGCCGCGGAACGCCTAAAAATAAATTTCGCAAAGGGCTTGCAATAGGTAAATAATTTATCTATAATCCAACTATTGCAACGGAGAAAACGAAATGAACCGCACCATTGAAATCAAAATTAAGACCCAAGCGAACGGCAAGCGCATGGCCCTGTACCGCACGCAAGGCGCCATGTCTAAGTTTTGGCACATGATGCCCGTTCGTGACGCTGAAAAAGCCTTGCGTGACGGAAAGGTAAGCATCGGTTTCGTGGTCGATGCTCCCGCGGTTGCCGCATAAAGAATTTTTTTAACCAACCTGGAGAGGTGAAAACATGGAAGACTTCGCGCAAGAACTGACGCCCGGAAATGCAAAGGTTGCATTCGGGCCAAACTCGCTTGACCTGTGGCAGATTGAGCCCCACAAAATCCAAGTGCTGGAAGGCTACAACGTCCGCATTCAAGACGAAAAGTACACCGCCCGCGTGCGCTGGCTGGCCGACCGCATGAAGGCCAACGGCTACGACCGCAAACACCCCTTGGGCGGCTACGTTGCCAAGATTGACGGAAAGGACGTGCCGGTCATTACCGCCGGGCACCGTCGCTTGGCGGGCGTGCTTTTGGCAATCTCCGAAGGCGCACCGATTGAAAAAGTGCCCATGGTCGTGAGCCCCCGCGGCGCCGGCATGGAAGAATTGACCCTTGAACTTATCACCAGCAACGACGGCGACCCGCTGACGACCTACGAAAAAGCAATTGTGGTCAAACGCCTGGCCGCCTTCGGCTGGGATTCGCAAAAGATTGCCGACAAGGTAGGCTTGGCGTCCGCCCAATACGTCGACGGCTTGCTTGGCCTGGCCGGCGCACCGTTGCCCATTCGCCGAATGGTCATGGAAAACGTCGTCGCGGCCACGGCGGCAATTGACGCAATCAAGAAGCACGGCAACAAGGCGCACCAAGTTCTTTTGACGGCCCTGGTGAAGTCGGGCGGCGGTCGCGTCACCCCCAAACACATGCCGCAAGCTGACTTCAAAAAGGCCATCAAGAAACAGGCGGAACCGATGTACACGGCATTGACCAAGATTCAAGCCGACCCGGGGTTTTCCAGCCTGTCCGAAGAGGTCCGGGGAATTTTGGCGGAACTGCTGGGCACCATCAAAAAATAAATTTTTCCCAATTCCAATAGGCCCGCCGCGTGCGGGCTTTTTCTTGTTGACATAGATAAATTATTTACCTATAATTGAGCCATCAACTAGACGGAGCCCAACACCATGGCAATCACCATCAACACGACAGCAATCGAAAAAACCGAACATGATGGCCAGGCTTACTACACCACGACCGCCCGGGGCATTGAATATTGCGCCCACTTCATGGAATCGGTCGGCAAATGGTTTGTTTCGACCCGTCGTTTGGCTTTGGGCCGCGGCAACGGTGGCGGCGGTAAGTATTGGGACAAGCTGGAAGACTGCAAGCCGTTCGCGGCACTTCCGACGCTTATCAAATTGGGCGCAATTTAATGCTTGCAATAGATAAATAATTTATCTATAATTGAGCCATCAACTAGACGGAGCCCAACACCATGACAACGAAATTTGAAGCCGGCAAGACCTACACCACCCGGAGCGTTTGCGACCACGATTGCATCATCCGCGTGACCGTCGCCAAGCGCACCGCGAAGACTATCACCACCGACGCCGGCAAGGTGTTGCGCGTGGGTGAATATGACGGCGCCGAATTCGTGAAGCCCTGGGGCACCTACAGCATGGCCCCAATCGTTCGTGCCGCTTGACAGTGCCAGCGTGGGCCGGGTGACAGTCGGCCGCCGCGGGAATTGTCCCGACACCAAAGGAGAAATGGAAATGTCTATCAGCTTTGAAACGACCAAGGAAGACGGCGCAATCATTGAACAGATTGCCGACAGGGCTTGCAAAGTGTGGCCGGAAGGCGACCGCCTGAATTTCGTCATGGACTTGACCGCAACGCATGCCAACGGTTGCCCGCTCAAATTGGCCGAATTGCTGGCCGCCGACGACTTCAATTTTGCCCACGACGTCGCCGGAATTTATCGGCATTTGGACCGCAACGACAGTTCGCCAACCGCCGGCAAGTTGTTGAATTGCTTTTTGCCCCGTTTCGCCCAAAAGCAATAATGCCGACCACCGTCTATCCTTCGCGGCATGGCGGTTTTCCGCCGGCCTCTTTTCGCAACTTCGTGGACGCCCTGGCCTATGTGCGCCAAATGTCCGATTTGCGTCTGAATTGTGGAATCTGCACTTGCCCGGCGGAAAGTTACGCCATGCACTACAAAGACACTTGCAATAGATAAATTATTTACCTATAATTGAGCCATCAACTAGACGGAGCCCAACAAATGCACACCATCCTAAAACAACTCGGCGGCAACAAATTCTTGGCAATGACCGGCGCCAAGCAACTGGTCGACCTGGGCAACGGCGGCTTGCAATTCGCAATTGGCCGCGGCGCCAAGAACAAGGCAAACAAGGTCGTCATTACGCTGGCCGGCGACCTGTACACCATGCGCTTTGTCAGCATCCGCGGCGTGACCATTACCGAACGCGGCACCTTTGAAATGGTGTACGCCGACCGCCTGGCCGCCCTCTTCACCGAACAAACCGGCTTCGACACCAGCCTTTGACCTTGACGGCCACACACGGCCTATTTGAACGACATTGGGGGCGTCGTGTCGGGTTCAATGAAGCCTTGGGCCGCTTCTATCGCCCGCGCCCTTGCTGCTGTGGCGTCAATCGGATATTTGACGAACGTCGCGGCCGCCGCGGCACGCAAAGCCCCAATGTCTTCGTCGTGACAGTAGAACGAATAAAGGGCCGTGCCTGACGGCTCACGACCAACAGGGGCGACCCGTGGGTCAATGTCGGCGGGAGTGATTGAAGGGAACCGCATTGCGGCCAGGCAGTAAGCCGCCAGCGCCACGCCTTCCCGCTCCGAAGGGAACATGCGAACTTTCACCAGCGCCAAATTTTCTTTGACCAAGTTCTTAGCTTGCAGCGCGGTCGAAACTTCAAGCAATCGTTTTTCGCGGGACTTCGCCGTCGCTGAATCAGGCGCCAAACGTGCCGCATTGATGCAATCATAACAAGCGCCCGACTGCACATAACGGTAACTAAGATGGCCGTTCTTACATGCCTTGCCTGTGAAATATGTATTTTCTCCGGCAATCATAGCTTGTTTGCGTGTCTTAATTTCCATTTCATAGCCTCTTTATATGATGTTACCACGAAGGGTATCATATATTTATAAGGAAATCAACACCCCGCCCGCACCTTTTGACAGCCGCCCGGTACGCTGTAGCTTTTTTACATAGCATCTTATATTAGACTAAGACTTATCTTGTATAAGACGGCCCCTTTTACCTATATGGCTTTTTTATTAAATTACAGGGTATAGGGGTATTAGGATATAAAGGGTATATAAATCAAGGACTTACGTTACCCACCCCGTAATTTTAGGAAGAGGGGTAACAGGGTAAGGGGGCACGCTCCCCGAAGTTCGCCCCGTTGTGGTTGTCAATTGTGGCCGCCTGGGGCTAGAATTAGGACACTATGAGCCTAAACGACCGCCAACAACGCTTTGTGCAGGAATACTGCAAAGACTTCAACGCTACGCAAGCGGGGATTCGTGCGGGCTATTCTGAGAAAACGGCCGGCAGTCAGGCCCATGACCTCCTGAAAAATCCCGAAATTGCGGAAGCAATCGAAGAACGCAAAGAACAGCTTGCAGCCCTGGCCGAAATTGATGCAGCGTGGGTGTTGCGCCAGTGGAAGCAAATTGCGACGGCTGACCCCAACGAAATCATGCAATTGCGCCGCGGGTGTTGCCGGCACTGCTACGGCTTCGGCCATGCGTACCAATGGACCGAAGGGGAATACATGACGGCGGTCAATAAAGCCGTCGACGCTGGCAAGCCCGCACCGGATGGCATGGGCGGCTTCGGCTTCGACTTGAACGCGGAACCGAACCCGGCTTGCCCGGAGTGCGGGGGGCTGGGCCAAGAAATCTTGCATGTGAATGACACCCGGAAATTGAAGGGCGCCGCAAAGCGACTTTATGCCGGCGTCCAAAAGACCAAGGACGGTTTGAAAATCATTACCCGCGACCAAGACGCGGCCCTTGCGAATATTTCCCGTTACCTGGGCATGCTGGTGGACCGCAAAGAAATCAGCGGACCCAACGGCGGCCCCGTGCCCTTGGCGCATATCACGGCCGACGATTTGAGCGACGACCAGCTTGCCGCCATTCTGAAAGCTGACGAAACGGCCGCGGAATGATTGGCAAGAAAGAAGCCGCGGCCGAACTACTGCGACGCCGTGACGCCCGGCGCCAGCTTGCCGCATATATCGGCTTCACGAATCGAAAATATAAGACGTCGGGATTTTCGGCGGCCGTGTGTGCGGCCTTGGATTTTTTCATTGAAGACATGATTGCGGGCAAGCGGCCGATTCTGGTTTTGCAAGCCCCACCCCAGCACGGCAAATCCGAAATCGTCAGCCGTAAATTGCCGGCGTACTTGCTGGGCCGCTTCCCTGATTGGCGAATCGGTGCGGCCAGCTATTCCGACGAACTGGCCGGGGCCATGGCGCAAGACGTGCGCCGCAACTTGGCGACGGACGAACACAAGCGACTATTCCCGACGGCCACGGAACGCCGCCGCTATGACGTCAACCGCACCGGAGAATTTACGGCGCCCGGTGGCGCTGGCGGTTATCTTGGCGTTGGTGTGGGTGCTGGCCTGACGGGGCGCCCGGTCGATATTGGAATCATTGACGACCCGGTGAAGAATGAAAAAGAGGCTTTGAGCCCCACGACCAAAGAAGGGCATTGGAACTGGTATCAAACCGTCTTCACGACGCGACTGTCCGAAAACTCCGGGCAAATCATCATGGCGACAAGCTGGGCCGAAGACGACTTGCCGGCCCGCATTTGCTCCCATTTCAAGGGCGACCCGCGGTTGACCGTCTTGCGTTTCCCGGCAATCAACGAACCTGGGGAAGTCGGCTACAACCCGAACTTGCCGCCCGGCCCGCTGGTCCCCGAACTCAAAAGCCTGGCATTCCTTCGGGAAGTCAAAAGCCTGTTTTCGGATTACTGGTGGGCGGCCCTTTACCAGCAATGCGCCCGGCCCCTTGGCGGCAACGTGTTCAAGGAAAGCGGCTTGCGGTACTATCTGCCCAAGGATTTGCCGACGAAGTTCGACAAGGTCATTGCGTCTTGGGACTGCACTTTCAAGGACACCGACGGCACCGACTTTGTCGTGGGCCAGGTGTGGGGCAAGGCTGGCGCCAATTCCTACTTGCTGGCCCAAGTGCGTGCCCGCATGTCGTTCACCAAGACCGTCAAGGAAGTGGTCGCGTTGCGTGACGCGCACCCGAAGACCCGCGAAGTTTTGATTGAAGACAAGGCCAACGGCCCCGCGGTCATTGATACCCTAAAGGCCAGCGTGCCGGGCATAATCCCGATTGAGCCCGACGGGTCCAAATTGGCACGGGCGCACGCGGTCACATCGTATTGGGAAGCGGGGAATGTGTGGCTTCCGCACCCTGACCTTTTCCCTTGGGTCAAGGATTTGGTCGCGGAACTTACCGGCTTTCCGGCGGCGGCCAATGACGACCAAGTGGACGCATTGACCCAAGCATTGCGCCGGCTGTATCCTTTGTTTAACCGTTTGAAGATTGCCCAAAGTGCCCTTGACAAAGCAATGGGGCGATAGAATGCAAAATAATTTGCCGGAGTGTCGACCATGACCGAACCAAAAAAACCGCGGATTCGCCGCAATGAACCCGCCGCCCCCAAGGGTGACGGCTTGAAGCGTGCGGCCGCCAAGGTCAAGACCCTGGCCGCGGACAGTTCGACCGTGAAGCCGTACACCTATCCAATCAAGCCGCCAAAGCTGGCGCCGGGTGTTGCCCCGAAAGGCGTCACGCCCCCGGTCATGGCTATGGACTTGAATCCCTACGCCTTCGCCGCTGAAACTTACCCCGGCGGCGGCTTCCCTGGCTTTTCGTACCTGTCCCAACTGGCGACCCGTGCGGAATATCGGGCGTTCGCTTCGACGCTGTCCACCGAAGTGACCCGCGAATGGATTGAATTCACCAGCAAGCAAGACGACGACACCGACACCGCCGACAAAATCAAATTGATTGACGCGGAATTCAAGCGCCTGGGCGTGCGCGGGGTGCTACAAAAAGCCGTCGAACATGATTGCTATTTCGGCCGGGCGCAAATTTTCATTGACATAAAAGACGCCGACCGCAAAACGCCGCTTATCCTTGACCCGCGCACCGTGAAAAAAGGCAGTTTGAACGGCGTCAATACTGTGGAAGCCATTTGGACGACCCCTAGCGGTTACAACGCCCTGGACCCCGCGGCGCCCGACTTCTACAAACCCAACGGCTGGTTTATGCTGGGCCAACAGGTCCATGCGTCGCGGCTTATGACGACCGTCACTCGCCCGTTGCCCGACATGCTGAAACCCGCTTTCAACTTCGCGGGCATGTCGCTTTCGCAATTGGCGGAACCCTACGTCGACAACTGGTTGCGGACCCGCCAAAGCGTCGCGGACCTTATCAACAATTTTTCGATTACGGTTCTTGCCACGGCAATGGACCAAGTCTTGCAAGGCGACGACGACGGCACCGACCTGTTTGCACGGGCCGACCTGTTCACGGCCACACGAAGCAACCGCGGCTTGATGCTGCTGGACAAAGAACGCGAAGAGTTGGTGCAAGTCAACACCCCGTTGTCGGGGCTTCACGAACTGCAAGCGCAATCGCAAGAACACATGTGTAGCGTGTCACGCACCCCGGCCATTGTCCTGACCGGCATTTCCCCCAGCGGCTTGAACGCTTCCAGCGACGGGGAAATCCGGGTCTTCTATGACTGGATTGCCGCGCAACAAGAATCCTTTTGGCGTGAACCGCTGGAAACCATTTTGAAGGTCGTCCAACTGTCCTTGTTCGGGGAAATCAGCGACGACATAGGAATCAACTTTGTTCCGCTGTACCAAATGACGCCAAAGGAATTGTCAGAAATTCGCCAGGCTGACGGCGCCACGGATTGCGCCTATATCGCGGCCGGTGTGGTCGACGCATCCGAAGTGCGCGAAAAATTGGCGAAAGACCCGAACAGCGGTTATGACGGCCTGGACACGACCGTCGAACTTATCCCGCCCAAGGAGCCCACCGACGAAACGCCGCCCGGTGGCCTGGAAGCCGCGGACAAAAGCGTCAGCGAAGCGCAACACCGGGCAATGGAAGCGGCCGCCCATGGCAAATCCACTTTGGGCATTCCCAAGAAGGTGGGCGAAGAATTCGTGAGCAAAGACAATGCCGGCGCAACCTAAGACCGCCGCGGCCGTCCACGCAAACCGCGGGATTGAAGCCAAATACCGCAAGGCCCTGCAACGCATGATTGCGGAAATGCACGGGTCCGTTGAATACTGGTTGACCGCCGGTTATCGCAAGTTCCCGCCGCGCATGGCCGCGGTCGTTGAACAGGCGCAAGATGCAAGCCCC